TCTTGGTTCTTTAAATCAAAGAACAAATAATCTAGGATTTGGTGATGGAGAAAGAAATCCAAACACATCAGGTTAATTTATTATGAGTTATGTAAAAGATCCAATTTATGGAAATCATCTAGGAATTGTCGTAAACGATGCAAGTTTTGATCCTGAACAAAGAGGAAGAGTTCAGGTATGGATTCCTTATTTATCAAATACATTACATTCTGGTTGGAATGATAAACTTGAAGACAAAACATTTAAACATGTACATGAATCTGGTGCTTTAACTCCTGAATTAGTAGAAGAATTAAAAAATGTTTTGCCTTGGGCAGAATGTGCTGGACCAATTATGGGTGGCGGAACATCTGCAACATATAATCCATCAACGGGGATAACAGATACAAATCCTCATAGGACTTTTGCAGGAAGAACCCAAGATTATGGTGATACATTATTAATACCAACCGATCCTGGTGATGAATTTGATATTAATAGAAATTTAAATCCAGAATTTGCTAATAGATTAAATGGTTTTTATTCTGATTTAAAAAAAGCTGGTTATAATGTTACTATAACATCTGGTACAAGGGCAGACGCTGGTGACAAAACAGGATCTGCACATTATAGTGGAATAGCAGCTGATTTAAAAATTACAGGAAATGGTGCTTATGGAGAAGTTAATATTACTACAATGAATCCAGGTAAGGATAAAGTAGAAAATAAAGACACACAAGCATTTAGAGACTTAGCAGAGAGTCATGGATTATGGCAACCTATGCATCCAGATACAGGAGAAGTAGAAAGCATAAGTGAAAAATGGCACTTTGAACCTGTTGAAACTCGCGGAGGAAATAGAGGATATAATAAATTTGCTAATTTAGAATTAAAAAAAGGATTATCACCAAATGAAGTTACACAAACAGCAGTTGATGCAGCAGAAGTTGCTGGAGCAACAGTAAATACAGCAAAAAACCCAAAATCATCTGATTTTGAACCTACTGACATAAGCACATCTTCATATACACCAATAAAACAAATACAACCAAAATTAACCGCATATAGTCCTAAATTTGGCGGAGATTCTATGGAGGGAGGGTATGAGAGTGCAAAAAAAGGACCAGACGGAAAAAATCAAGTTAGAACATTACAAGATTTTTATGATGGAAGTTCAAAATACATTACATTAGCTGCGGATGATAATATTTCAGGAAAAACATATATAATACCAGAAATAACATGGAAAAATAAAAACGGAGAAACTATAGTTTCAAAAAACGTTCCTGCTGCTGTTCATGATAGAGGTGGTGCTTTTGTGGGGAAAGGAGAATCAAGATTCGATATCCCGTTTGATAGAGATGTAAATGATGGAGGATCATCTCAGCCATATTCTCAAAAAAATTTAGTTTTAAATGAAGTTGATAAAAATACTTTTGAAAAAACATCAGGTCAATCTTATATTTCAAATGATCCAAATTCTCCGATGGTGAATCCTATACCAAATTTTAATTCATCAGTAATTCCTGCTGGTGTTGCTGGAGCGCAACCATCTGGATTTATTTCTACACCAAAAATAGGTGCAAAGGTTTTTGTTTTCTTTTTGGCTGGTGATATTCAAAAACCAATTTATTTTGCTGGTTTGTTGGAGAAGGAATCATATCAAAAAGCTCAATCTGTATCTAGTCCAGAAGTTCAAGTAACAGGTAAAGAAATACATAGAACAAATGAGGTACACGGCCCTGTTAATACAACAAACATGTTTGGAAACATTAACGGAGTTCCTGTGGAGGAACAAATGGCTGCATTTAGTAAACAAGGATCATTGTATCAGGTAGGAGCCATTGTTCACGAAATAGCTGCTGCGGGTAAATCATCTACCTGTTACGGAGATAGTCATAGCCAATCTCTTGGTCATGAAATTAGAAACGTAAAAATGGATTACAAATTATCATCGGAAGATCTTAATTTTAGTGCTGGACTAAATGGGACAGAAAAAGAAATAAATGAAAAAATAAAAGCTCAAGAAGATATTCATAAAATTTCAAAAGAAATTCAAGAAGAAAAAATAAAAGATATTGAAGCTAATGCAAAAAACGGAGAAAAGGTTCCATGTCCTTTGTGTTCTACTTCACACGCTGTTGATAGAGCAAGTGCATTTGCTAAAAAAGTTATTACTTTTTTAAGTAGAATATTAAAAATTCCTTATTTTTCTTATGTAGTTGATGTTGTAAATTTTATAACAAATGTTTTGGTTGTTCCTTTTTGTTCAATCGTGCCTGGTAGTGCATTAGGCAAATGTGGAAACGAAGAATGTGAAAATGGTATGATTCCTTCTCCACAAAAACCAATAGAAGATGCAAATAAAAAGGCAGCAGAAAAATTAGTTTCAAAACAAAAAGAAATAGGTGAATTAGAAAAAAAACTAGGAAGTGGTGGATGTTATTCTGTTACAGCATTAAAAGATGTTGTTATTTCTGCTGGTGGACCAATGAATGATGCGAAATGCTTTGCAAAAACAACAAATATTTCAGAACCAATTGGTGGACAGACAAAGGGAGAAGACGGAAAAGGAAGTACACAGACAATAAGAGCAAGATCTGCAAAGGACTTAAAAACTGTTCCATATATACCTCCCGTAGAATATCCTGGTGGTAATATACTTCTTAAAGGTGGTAATTCTGTAAAAATAATTGCTGGAGCACCTGGTATAGAATTGGATACTATAGGAAAAATTTCATTAAATTGTGGTTCCATAGAAATATTATCATCTGATGGTCAGTTATTATTAGGATCTAAAAATCACACAACATTAAGTGGTAAGGTTGTTACAATATCGGCAAATGATAAAACAAAATCTGGTGGTGTTAATATAAATTCTCCTCATATGATATGTAAAGGATTTACTGCAACAGGTGATGTTGGTATAAAAGGAGGAGCTAGGATTGATGGTGAGTTATCAATTCCCTATTTAAATACAGTTTCTCAAAGGATGCAGTGTGATGATGGTATGTCACCTGATCAACGTATTCCTTTCGCTAATTGGGCAATTGGTTCTTGTCAATCAAATGATACTGCAAATTCAACTAGACTTGTATTAACACACTATCTTATGCCTGGTGCTCTTTTATTGCTTTCTAATATTATAAAATATGTAATGGAATTATATAATACAATTCTTACAAATACAATTATTGAACCAAGTATTACAGGAATTTATTATGGGTTTTGTCTTAATTCAGCTGGACCAGGTACATCGTGGGGATATGTTCAAAATTTCCATCACAATCATACGGAAGATCCTAAACCGCATCACCATGACTATATTATGCCCAAAGGAACCTATTATGATGATATTGCTGGTGTTAATGACTCCGCGGTTGAACCCAATGAGGTTCCTACAAGGGCAAGAAAACATGGATTAGGACCAGAAGGTGGACCAAAATCATTAGCTGGTTGCGGTGGTTTTGGTGGTTGGGGAGGTTCTTCTGGTGGAAGAAAAGCAAAATTAAATTCTTTTGGTTTGGATAATGAGTTAGATAACTTTTATGGTAATGTTATAAATAAAAACAACACCAAAATAACATACAACAAAGACGGATCTGTTAATATAAAATTAAACGAAAATCCTTGTGATTAATCTATGATTTTCGGCCAAAAAGGACCAGAAAGAGCATCAACTAAATCCATATCAAATGATGATCTTAAATCTTTAACATTTTTAATTTGTAATTTTAAATTAAGTTTGGTTGCAACAATATTTCTTGAATCAAAATAATATTTAAAATACTTTATTTGTTTTTTTGATATTTCTTCAACTCGAACTACAAATAATGCAAGCTCTCTTCCATATTTGATTTTTTCCAAATTACCTGTACTGTATGATATTAGTTCTACCTTCCAACCTTTAAGTAAATAATTATTTTTTATAAATTCTGCAAAATCTTCAGAAGATTTATTTACTTTTTCGTTCCAAATGTCGTATGTGAATTTTTTTAAACTTTCTAGTGTTATATCTTCAGTGATATCAGAAACATCAAATCCACCTTGTCCACAAATTTGTTTTACATTATAAACTTCTTTTCCCGAAGGATCACATATTATGTCTTCCTGCAATCTACAACCGTCTTGTAAAATGGAAAGTTTTACTTCAAGAAGCGGCTTATATTTATCTAATGTCTTTTTCATTAGCTCACCTAAACTTAATCTTGGATCTCCAACCTCTGTTATGCTTGTTAACGACTCAATCCAAGGACTTATGTCAAAAGCAGACGGACCTGGTATTAAAACAGGATCAATATCATCTCTTTTGGCTAACTTTATAACTTCACAAAGAAAGGGAGTTATGTTTTCTACTGTAAGATTTTGTGGTTTTGTTAAATTTGGTAATGGTGGAATCTCACATGTATCTGGATTTAATGGTTTACTAGAATTACTCATATATTTAATTATATATTATTCAATTTCACCTTGATGTTGTTGTATAAAAACATTTTTAAGAAATTCCATTATTGCGTCTTTATCTTTCGGTGAAGAAAACCCTTGTAAAATAACTCTCTCACCATCCATAGTATACCCCAAAAGAAGAAAGCTATTTAAATATTCTTCAATAAGACCTTTTAAAATCGTTAAATCTCTAATAACAACAGAATTTTTTCCTTCATTTGATTTTAACCATTTATCCATACTTCTTTTTAATTCAACAGTATTCAGTGCATCGTATATTTTATTTTCAATATCATCGATTGTTGCTGGTGATGATGATAAATTTGGCATTGTTGATTGTATTTGCTTTGGATTTTTAGTCCTTTTTTTATTTGGAGGCATTATTAATTTCCTTTGTATGTTGATGATTTATTATTAATGTTAAATTTAACCAAATATTCAACAACAATTTCTATTGACGATGTTTTAATTCTAAAATTTTCAGGAATATATTGCCCCCCATCATAAATTTCAAAAAATTCTTCTCCCAAATAACTTTTATTATTAAAACAAGTTATGAATATTGATGTATTTGCTGGGTCAACTATTACAGTCCAGCTTCTAGAATCACTTTCTTTATAATCAGTATATAGCTTATCGGCTACATAACCACTATCCCTTAGTCTTTTAAGAAAATAACCTACCGTTGTTATCTTAGTTTTTGCCATATTAATATATAATTATTACAATTATTTCACTTAACAAGTGCTGATGTTATATATTTCACATCAATAAATTCATCTTCTTTAACATTAAATACAAAAACTTTATATTCGTTATTTATTTTTACATTTATATTGCTATTTTTAGTATAAATTAAGTTTTTAAATAATTCTATGCTTATTGGTGTTGGTTGTTTAATTAAATCACCGATATATTTGTCAGATACTTTAAATTCAACACTATCTTTATTGTATTGTGTTAGATCATTTATTTCTGCAAATATAGAACCGTTATTTTCTTTAAAATATATTTTAGAGACATCTGGTGAAAATGAATAAGCAGACATTATTTTATTCTGACACGGTAATGGTATAGAAAATTCTGTGTCAAATTTTAAATTTGATATCTTTTTAAGACTAAATGGTGTTTTTGACATCACACTATCATCAACCAAGTGATATTTAAAGTGTGTTTTATCTGGAATATCCTTTGTTTGACATTTTAAATAATTTTCATTGATTATTAATTCTATAAAAGCAGAATCTAAACAATCAAGACCACACAAAAACCTTTGAATATCTATAATATTCAATTTATATGGCTGTTCTTGCTTTTCTGGTAGAATTCCTTTTATATAAAGAATAACTATGTTATCAGAAGATGAACTTATTGAATAAATTTGATCATCTTCTATTTTTACAGTACAACTATCACATAATCTTCCAATAGTCTTTAAAAATCTTTGAAGAAAAGACTTTTCAACAGTAATATTTATCATTTTTGATTTGATTTATTCATGTTTTGGAAAACTTTTCCAAACATTCCTGTTAATTTTGTTAAATTATTATTAATTTTTTCCAAATTTGTATTAATATTCTTAATATCAGACTCTAAACCATCATATGAGCTTATAGTATTTTGTGTTTGAGTTGGAAAATTATTCTGAATTTGATTATTCTGAACAGGTGGGATAGTGTGAATTTGATAATTTTGATGTGTCTGTTCTGTATTAGTTGGTATTGATTGATTTTGCTTTGCTCCTCTTACAAATTCATGTAAATTTATCCTATCAGCTGGAACATCTGGTCTAGATTCCATCATAGAATCTATGTTTCTCATTTTACTTTTAACCATACCGGCTAAAAGTGCTGCTTCCATTGCTTCTTCTTGATCAGATATCATTGTGTTTTCCTCCATATTCTATTTTTACAAATGTTTCGTATGTGTTTATGCTTTCCTTTTGAGAAAGCTCTACCAAATAATTCTTAATATGTTTTTCTTTAATGTGTTTTTGTAACTTTTCATCCATATTCTTTACTATTTCTTCTATAAAGAGTGCATTTTCATACATTAATTCTGTTTGGTATGCCTCATCTTGTAGATTTGTCATGTTAAATACAGGACTTGAACAAGAGTTATCCACTAAACTTATCAAATCCTCAATCCAAAATGCTTTTTTATTATTAATATTGTCAAATTCTAATTTAAAATAAGCATTTCCTCTCTGATTATGAGCACCGTAATCAGATATTTCCTTTGATGCTGGACAAAGAGATGAGTATGGCAGGTTTGTTTCTAGAAAATAGGTTTTTTGTTGTTCTGTTACACATAAAGTAACAGAAGAATTATATTTATATAAACACTTTTTTAACGAAACAGGTGTTTGTTTTGTACAAAAATATGAAAAATCTACCTTTAATTTTAAATTCTGCGACTCAAAATCATTAATAAAATTATTTTCTACATCATTAAACAACTCATCTATATTTAGAGATGTTCTTGCTAAGAAATAATCAGAGATCTTGTTCAAATTGGCACCATTTGTTTTATTATTAAGTGAAGATTCTATCCTTATATGACATGGAGATGTATATGATTCTCCAGATTTGTTTAAAATCTTTACGGGTATGAATAAGTCTCCACACCCAATAGAAACTGGATGTGGAGATTTACCTGATACGTTTTTGGAAACGTATAAAATATCACTTTCTTTCTTTCTTTCAGGCATGATATTAAAGATCTTTAAGAATTTCTTCAATTTTAGCATCTGCATCATCAAAGTTATCCAATTCTTCTTTAAGAACTTTCTGTTCTGCTACCTTTTTCTTTTCAAAGATACCAGCATTTGATTCGATTTCAACCATACTGTCATAATTTTCATCTTCATTAGTAGATAAAGGTTCTTGTGTGTCTTGTGAACCCTTTTCAAGACCTAAAAAATGAAAATCTAATAATTCTTTAATCTCTCCATATGTTTTATGGTTAAAAATCTTGTCCAAATCTTTAACTTGTGTGTAAATTTCATCAATATCATCAATTCCTTCAAGCTTTGAAGGGGACATAAATTTGGAACTAACATACGTTGGGTATCCTCCCTCATTTTGTTCAACTTTGATCTTGAAACTGCAACCGTTTTCGGACAGATCAAATACCTTTGCACCAAATTCATCAGATTCATCACCAGAAATCGCATCAGTAATGATTTTACTTAGTTGTTTTCCATATCTGAGGATTTTTACCTTTCCTTCGTTTTCTGGATTGGTTGGATCTTTCACAACATATACATTTGCGAGCCAAGACTCGTTTCTTTTGATTGGTCTTGTCTTATCAATCTCTGCCTCGTTCTTTGAGCGATAAATTCTGGAACGATATTCTTCAATAGGACATTTCTCGCCATATGTTGTGGGGCATAGGAAAGAAATCATATTATTTGAAACAATACTCTTCCACATATGGTGATAATAATGGAAAAATGTCCTATCTGGTGCTTCAACGTTTGGAAGAAGCCTAACAACATACGTTTTTCCTGTTTCCATTTTCATAAAGTCCTTGAAATTACTTTCAGTTGGAGCTTTTTTGTTGAGTGCATCCTTGATGGATTCGAATAGATTACTAGTGTATTTGTTCATAATTTTCAGACTGTGATATTAGTTTATTTTTTTTGTTATGTCAAATTCTTTTTGACAAAATCTTTTGTTTTATCAACCCAAAGTAATATTTTTGTCTTTGATTGACAATTATTAAATCTTATTTTGTAAGATTCTATGTTTTTTAATAGATTTGGAACCCAAATGTCTCTTTCATCTTCTTGAAGCATAAATAACTCTGATGAAATACCTAATGCTATTAAAGAATATATATTTATTTTACCTTCTTTATAGTGTTTAACCCATGTAGGCATACAAAGAGTTTTGTGTTTAATATATTTTTCTATATTAATTTTCTCTCGTAGGCAGAAAGAACCTAAAAATATAATACTGTTCTTTATTTCGTCTAATTGAGAATCAGGTGAAGAGTTCTCTTTGTGTTCTTTATACAGAGAAAAACATTTTATTGCTTTTCTTGATGTAAAAAATGAAAGAGGAGGATATTTTTCATTAGGGTATACAAAATAAAAAGATTCAAAGAAAAAATTTAAATTTATATGTTTAAATTTATTAAAAAAGTTCTCTAATTTATACAATTCAATTCTAGTAGATGAATTGGTATTATCAAAGTTTTTTCTTGGATTATATGGTTCACCATTCCTAGAAAATTTCAAATAACAATTGTATATTTGTTTTTGTTTTTCGGTTATGTCGGTCACTTGTTAAATTTTGAACGAAATATTTTTTTGTAAAACCCAGGTATATTGTCTATATATGTTTTAATAACATATTGTAGATTATATTCACCCAAAAGATCACAGTATAGTTTTTGGATTTCTTTATCTTCAATAATTAATTTAAGTAAATTTAAAAAATTTAATTTTTTATTCTGACAAATGCTTATATACGCTCCAAATTTAAGCGTTATTTCTTCAAATTCATTAACATCCAACGAATTTGATGGATTTATTAATTTTTCTATTTGTTGATACGATGTTATAATCATTCTGGTTTCAAGTTTTTCATCATTTCCATAAAAACAGGTGTCAATTTTCCTCCTGCGGAATTTGAATTACCACCACCTTCGCAAAATTTTTCTGCAAAATCACTAATATTAAAATCTTTGATACTTGGTTTTTTTCTCATGTTTACTTTTTCTGTTTTTATGTTTATAAAAAAGAACATATCTGGATCATACTTATTGATAAGGCAATCAATAGCAAGTAAATTATACTTTTCTCCAATAACAGCAATAGTATTATAACTTTGACCTTTTATCTTTAATTCACCAAAAAATTTTTGATAAGATTCAGCTAATTTACATCCCAAGTACTTTTCATTTTCAATTAATCTTCTTTGAGATTCTGTGAATGGTTTAAATCCTAATTTATAATCTTCTATAAATTTACAAAAATTACCTCTATATTCTGACCAAAATAAAACATTTAGATCATAAGAGTCTTTAAGTTTTAATTCATAACAATCAAAATCATTAGCCAATGCTATTAAGTATTTTTGATCTTTTGTTAAATTATTATTTTCCTTTAAGAATGTATTATACATCAATGCGGTATTTGATGTTGTTTCTTTAAAAACTACTTTTGAGTTTTTGAATTGTTTAACAAAAATTTCTGATCTTTTGTGGTGATCTATAAAAACAAATTCTGGAATATCGAAATTTAAAAAAGTTTCTCTTAAAGAAAAATCCATAACAAGAGTTGTTGGTTTGTTTATGGTTTTTTCTTTATACAAAACCAATCTATCCTCAATAGTATTATTAAATAATTCCTCATACTCTATTGTTGCATCTGGTCTTGTCCAGAGAAAACAAAGAAGACTTACTGCCCCATCGAGATCACCATGAGTGAAAACTTTATACAATTTATTTGACATTAATATACTTATATCCATATCAATCAATATCATCCCCCAATGATTCCAATAATCCTATTGTGTCAGAAACTTCACTTTTTTCATTTTTGTTTGTTTTTTTACTAGGAACAATAAATGAAGTAGAAACGTTATCTGGATCTTTTAATGTTAAAGTTGGATAATCTATCTCCAATACAGTATGACAATCTCTAGGTCCAAATCTGTTTTTTGTAATTCCTAGATGAATTATTCCTAATTCAACATCTTCTTCCTCTGTCCAGATAGAAAATTGGGCATCCGCTGTATGTGAAAGACCCATAGATTCACTTGTAGTTTCAAGACCTGGATTTTGTTGGTTATAACCAGATCTGTTGGTCTGCGTTGCTGTTACTACAGGACATTCGAATTGATAAGACATCGCTCTAACCATCTCTGTTATTTCCTTAACAGCCTCATAAGACGAGACACCTTTCTCGCTTGGAGCAATTAGGTTTAAGTAATCCAAAATAATAACATCTGGTTTAATTCCTGATGCAATTAATTTTTCTATATATGTTTTTATATGAAAACAAGAAACTGTTTTAGGTGGAAATTCTTTGATTATAAGTTTTGAATTTTTATGTTTTATTTTATAAGTGTTTAATTTGTCCTTTAACAGAGTAATCTGAGAAGAAAGATCATCCATACAAATTTGTGAAAGTTGTGAACTTATTCTTTTTGCATAAACTTGTTCAGACATCTCCATAGAAATCAAAACAACATTTTTATTTTGATTTAAAATATTCGTTGCAATGTTTCCTAAAAATATTGATTTTCCTACGTTTGTTACACCATAAAAGACATATAATGCTCTTCCAGTAGCAAGAAAACCTCCACCAATTCTTTCATCCAACCATTTCCAACCAGAAGGTATATATGTAAACGTTTTTTGAAGTTCTTCGCAATGTGTATCTATGTTTTCAAGATAATCAAATCCATTATCACTTACAAGAGATATAGAACATGCTTTTTCAAAAGACTTTAAAATTTCAGAAGTGTTTATGTTTCCACTTTGAATATTTAAGCTTGTTTTTAAAACAGTATTAAAAACAGCTTTTTCTTTTAAAAATTTTTCCGTGTTCTTTGTGAGAAGATCTTTGTTATATTTTTTATCAATATCTGAAAAACTTAAAAAAACTTCTTTTACAATTTTTCTTTTAGACTCATCTAGAACATTTAATTTTAATTCAGTAATGTTCGGTATCTTTTTGTGATTTCTATAAAAATCACATAGTATAGATATAAACGTTCTATTCTTTTCATCAGAAAAGAATGATGGATTTAAATGTTCATATATTGATTCAAAATAAGAACTATCAAAAAAACAGTTATATGCCACAACCTTTTCAAAAAGGTCATAGTCAAAGTCAATAGAATCTCCCATAATTATTCTTCAAGAAGAACTTTTTCTGATTTTTGTTTTAAAACAATATTTGCTTCATTTTTAAATTTAAGTTCATATTTTAATTTTTCCTCTAATTGTGGTAAAATTTTTGATTCCCAAATAGAATCATCATCCTTCCAGTCTTTATAAAAACCTAAAACTTCCTCACCAACTGCATATCTATGTCCTTGTTTATGGATAATTCCGTAACCTTCTGCCATCTCTAAGAGTCCAGAATACTTCGACAACCCTGTTCTAAAATTAAGATACATTTCACATTCTAAAAAGGGCGGAACAAATCTATTCTTGGTTGTTAATGCTCTCATGGTTAATCCGTTTACATCTTTTGACAGAGGAGTGACATCATCACTAGCATTTTTATTATCAGATTTTCCTACTCTTTCTTGTTTGGTAGCCATTTGAACTAGAACAGACGACATATAAAGAGGACCAGAACCACCGCTTTGGTTCTTTACTAGAGTTGGATACATGGCACCTGGATTGTCATAAATATGATTTGTAAAAACCACAGGACAGTTTGCTTTTGCTGATGCATGTGTAATTGCTCTCAACATAGATTTCAAAGCTACAGCCCTAGCACCCATATCAGCAGAATCCTTTCCATCCTCAATTACCTTTGCTTCTCTTGCTGAGATTAAATTACCCAAAGAATCAATTGCAAGAAGAACCTTTCCTTGTAGTCCCTTTTCAATAATTGTTTTTAAGAACTTAACGATTTGATTTCTGCAATCTTCTATAATTTCTGTTGGACAGTGTTTAATTTTCTTTGGATCGCAACCAAGACTTATTGCTGTTTCTGGATCAAGAGCATTTTCGGTATCAAAGTAAACAACATGCATACCCTTCTTCTGTGCATTAGCCATAATTTTATTAACCATCAATGTCTTTCCACATGCTTGAGGTCCAGCAAACCCTGTAATTCTTCCTACAGGAATTCCTCCATAAAGAGAACCAGAAATAATAGCATTAAGTGCCATGCAACCAGTATCAATCCATTCTTTAACTGTTGATAATGTATTTTCATTTAAAAATGCAGCATCTGGATTGAGATCATCCAAAACTTTGAATGCATCTTCAATGTATCCTGTGTGTTCATTTTCTTGATTTGTTTCTTTTTTTGTTTTTGCCATAGTTGTGTAACATTATAAAGTTTTTTTTAGTAAAAGCAAGAAACAAAAAACCCGACTTTTACATCGGGTTTTTTGTTACCTATTTTATCAACACTAAATTCTACTCATCGAACAACTTAATGACGTCGGGTCCTTTATTTTCAGGAGTTGAGATTCCTTGACCAGACGGAACATAAATATTATTCTTATTGAAAATTTGAGCATACTGAGCCTGTAATCTAAAATCTAATGCCTCAATATCTGTAGTTGTTATTGTATTCTTATTATAAGAAATAACAACATCAGCTTCTTTTTCTGCTAAGAATTCTCTAAAGAACAATGGAAACAATTGAATTGACATTCTATTATCTGGTGTTGGAACCGTGGATAATACCACAGGATTCTTAACATTTATTTTTATTTCATCCTCAGATGAAAGTTCTCCAAGAATTGTTCTTCCTACATAATCGAGAAAGACTGTTAGTTTTTTATTTGTATCACTCATATTAGACTTTATATCTTATATAAGTTTATAAAAAAATCAACAATTTTTTTTATAATTCATCAGAATCTTCTAAAAAAAGAGATGTTATATCTGTTTCATAATTACAAGTAAGAGAAGGGAAATTCCATCCTATACATGAATAAATTCTTTCTAATGGAGGAGATACAGTTTTTTTAAACATCTTTTCGTAATCAGGAACAATATCTTTTTTTATCTCTTCTGGAAATATTTCATTATAAGAAATAACATTTATGTTATATTTGTTTTTAGAAACATAAAAAATTTTAACCTTGTTTCCACTAGAAATTTTTTCATATAAATGTTCTATATTGTAATTTTTCAAAAGATTATTGAAAAATATTGATGCTTTTACATGATTAGGTGTTCCTTTTGGTGTTTTAAAACCAACTGTTCTAGATTCATACTTTGTAATATCTGTAATTTTTTTTCTTGTAGATATTAAATTAGTATCCATTTCTAAAAATTTTTTATATGAATCTATAAAAATGTTATCGGATTCTTTTTTATCTTCTGATAAAATAATAGACTCAACAACATTTCTGATCAAATCCTTAACTTCACCCGACATTGTTGATTTCGCTAATTCGACGCCTTTATAAACAAAAGGTTTTTTTGGTACTGTCCCCTCCTTGTCAATTACATGAAGAATGTACATTTTTTTCTCAAGAAATAATCCTTTATCACAAATTGTTTCTCTTTTAAACACAAACCTTGGATCTATTGAATTATGTTTCTGTTTTGACCAATCAATAATTTCTTTGTTTAAATTTTGATCTATTTCGTCTATTATTTTTTTTGCAATTGGTGTTACATTGTTTTTATTGTCCAGGAGTGATGCGTTTTGATTTTTTAACAGAGGATCTATTGTAAAAAAAATACTATCTGTATCAGAATAAAGATAGACACCGCTTTTTTCACCAGTAAATCCATTTTCTTTCATGTAATCATAAACAATATCAGATGCCTTTTTAATTACAGATTGACCAGTCATTGTTACACTGGCTGAATGATCTATATCATAAAGTGGTGAAAATTTTTGAGCAAAAGTTCCATAAATAGAGTTCAAAACAAGTTTGTAAACATTTTGTTGAGTATCCAAATCTTGGATTTTTTGTTTAATTTTTTGCTTTTCACCCTTTTCGGTTACATCAGAAAGTTTTTTCTGATATTTTTGCATTTCATTTTTGGCATCTACTCTTTGTTTATATAATTTATCAATATAAGAAGGCACTACTCCTTTTGTTTTTTGTGTATATAAAACATCATAATCTGAAATACAAATTTTTTCTTTATCAACTAGTTTTAAAAATTTTTCCTTTGATAAAGAAATTATTTTTCCATTTATTAAATATAATTTGTATTCATTTTCTGTCTTTTCTAAAATTTTTCCTATTTTAGTTTCGGGTGATATATTTAAAGTTATAATAGTGTTTGGATATAGACTATTAGCATCATAACTAACTAATGACTTTTGTAATCCTCTTTCTGGATCATGTACATAACCCCCCACATATTCTTGTTTTTCATGATCTGATTTAAATGTAGGAATCATTTTGCCTTGTAATAATGCTTCGTGCGCGATTGCTCCTGTAATCATCGAAACCTTTCCTGTTGCTTTCTCAAAAGGAATAAATCCTTTATATGACAAGTTTCTAACCAAGTCCAAGTATTTTAATGTTTCTTCGAGTTTTACAAGAAGTCTTACGTCTTGGATGTTGTATCTTACAAAGGTATCCCAATCAGAATTAGCTAATTCTGCTAAATTTCCTGTTCCAAAGTCAATTTTTCCTTCTTTTAATTCTTTTTCTGCAATAAAATTAAGACTATATGATTCAGAATCTCCTCTTGAGAATGCTTTATATATAATCATGTAGTCCAAATTTGAAACTCCTGATATATACCACTTGTCAAATGGCTTGTTATATTTGTTTATAACAACACCTTCTCTACAATACACATTCTGAATAGGAGAAAGTCTGGTATATTCATCTCCTTTAAATTGTTTTATTCTGTTTATTAGATAAGGAACATCGAAAGTTTCTGTATTCCATCCACACATTATATCTGGTGGATCTTTTTCCCAAAATTGAAGAAATTTTTCTAGTAATTCATATTCATTTTCACAAAAGTAATAAATTTCATTTGATTCTTTTGAAGAATATTTCTTTGTACCCCAACTATAATATTTTTTCTTTAATGAATCATAAATTGTTATTAAATTTATAGGGTCTTCTGCCTTAGAAGGTTCTGGAAATCCATTTGGGCTGTAAGTTTCAATGTCCCAAAAGTAGATTTTTAAAGGAAATCCTGATAAATCATTCTTTTTTTCATCCTCTCTGAATGTATTAATTAAAAAATCCTGTTCTACATTCAAATTTTGAAAAATTCTTTTTATAGGGGTTTCATTTACAAACTTATTCCTGTAATAATTGTTTTTAAATGTAAGTTTTTTTAACTGTGTGTTAAAAATAGAAAGTGCATCGTTTTTTTCATTACTTTCAATATATAAACTGGGTTCGTAACTTGTTTCATATTTTACTCTATTGCCGTCTTCATCCCAAGTCCATAAATGAATACAACCTTCTTGGTTATTATATGCTATATTTCGATAAGCCATGATTTGGCTTACATTATCTGATCTTTATTTAGTAAAATCAAGTTCGGATATTGTTCATTTCTTTCTTTTGAACCCCAACCAGTCAAGTAAAGACCTTCGTATAGATCCATATGGTCTTCTAACCACATTGTTTCTGCAAATTCTCTGGCTTTTTTGGATTCTTTCATATAAATGTTCACATCTGATGTCATATGCTCCAAAAGACCAATCAAATCTTTTCCTGACTTAAATTTATTCGGTGACAATTCATACGTACACATGTCTTGGTATGCACCAGGCATTCCAAGAGCACCCGATTCTATCATTTTAATATTACTCTTTGATTTGTTAAAGATGTTATCAATCAATGGTGCAAATGTAACATTGCAATTAGCATCAACCAACCCCTGTGGGTATTCTGGTAACACAGACCAGTCCAAATATTCCATTTCTCCGTTATCTATGAACGGTTTTACTGCTAATGGGTAACAACCCTTCCATACAAACTTAAATTTTTTCCTTGCTTTGATGATTTCGTCCACTACATGATTAAAATCATCTTTCATTCCTGTTCTATTCAATACATCTATATGTGTACCTGATCCAGAATAAAGAACTCTTGGTCTTTTTTTATTTTTCTCAAAGTTTTTAAGAAGTTTTTCTGCATTATATAGCTTATCAAGCCAAAATTTTGGTGCATAATTAGGAATAACTGTTATATTTTTGTTTCCTGTTTTTTCTATATAATAATCTTTCATGAACTGACACGTAACGGTCATTTCATCCATCATTCCTATGATTTCTAGAATATTTTTTACAATCTTATCATCATTAAACGCATCTTTACATCTGTTGTAATCAGGAATGTCTTCTCTGAAGACAATATCATCAACTTCATATAACAATCTAAGACCAAAATCTTTTTTAATCTTATTAAGTTCTTTAATAAAGGCCAATTGATGTTCTGTTGCCTGTCTTTGAAATCTAACAGCCTTTAAAGATTGATAAAACCTAACATCAAGGATCATTTGTGTCATACCAGAGCAAACAGCCTTTTGATAAAAATTTAAAAGATACTCAGGCCATATCATTCTCCAATATCCACAACCACCATAGTCGGCATAATAATTTAAGACTCTAGGAAGATTTGCTTCTGGCATTTCGATAGGTGCTGGTGCTGGAATGTTTACCGGAAAAAGATGGATATAAAAATAATTTAATAAATTATGATTTGTTCCTACAGGCGGGAGTGGAATTTCTTTTCTAACAACAGAAAACCCGTATGTAACTCTTTTATTTAAGTTTTCTTCTTTTTTTATTTTCAATGCCATATTTATATATTATATCAAATATTTTATAAAAATCAAATTACTATTGTTGTTTTACCTTGATTTTTTTGTAGCTGAATTGTGTTATCTATGTTATTCTTAGATACAGCAGAATTATGTGATATAATATACACGGATTCATTGTATTTTTCTGTTTTTTCTCTCAATATTTCTAAAACTTTATTTGCTCCTGCTTCATCCAGAGCAGAATCAAACAATTCATCATACATATTAAGTGAATAATATATACCGGACTGTGATTTTAGTATGTCTTGAAATGTAAAAAGAATAGCTAGGTCTATTCTTTTCCGTTCTCCTCCACTAAAATTAAAATAAGAACATTCTTTTTTGTTCTCATTTGTAATTGTTTCGTCAAAATATTCATCAAAGGTACATGTACAAGGTGCTTCTAATTTTTTAAGATAAAAATTCAATTTATTATTGAAGAAAACAAGAAGTTTTTTAATAATATGTGTCTTAACACCCTCTTCTGAAACAATTAATTTGGAATTTTCTAAAATATTGAGTTGTTTTTGCTGATTTGTTAACTTTTCTTCGAGAGTTTTGATTTCTTTTTCAAATTCTTCTATTTTTTCGATATAGGAAGACTTTTCATTTTGGATTTCGGTTATTGAAATGTTTAGTTCTTCTATTTTTTGACTTAAATTGTTGTTTTCTTGTATAGAAATTTGTAATTTATTAATTTTTGTCTTCAAATCATTGCAAAGAAGTGTTAATTCTGTTTTTTTCTTTGAAGTATTTGTTCTTTCTGTAACTATTTTGTTTTTTTCAGAAATTGCATTGTTAAATTCTTCTTCTTTTTGTTTTATTTGGATTTGTAATTCTTCTATGTGAGTTTTGATTGATTCATCATTCTCATCAGACAATTTCCTTTTACATGTTGGACAATTACCTGTTTTATTTTTAAAAGATT